GTGAGTATCCCTGGAGTATCCTTAAATTTTTTAATCATTATGGCAACTCTATCACTTACCATTTTCAAGGCAAAAGCATTAAAAGACGGAAGACATAAGATAAGAATTGCACTCCGTCACAAGCATGAAACAACATATATCGTCACACGATTCATTATTTCAGAGAACCAGTTTAAGAACGGTCAGGTCGTGAAGCATCCAGAGGCATCTGCGATAAACCGGAAACTTAGGAACATCCTTGATGACCTTCAAGAGAAACTGGACTCAATAAAACATCTTGAACTTTATTCCTGCCGGCAAATTAAAGAAATCATTTCTACAGACAATCTTTCCGATGAGCAAACCTTTTCATCAGCATGTAGCAATTTTGTAGACTATCTCAAGTCTGAGGGAAGAGATTCATACGCATTATCTATTGAAAGGGTGGGGAGATATTTTCGTGACTTTGCAAGAGGTGACATACTTCTCTCTGATTTAACCCCGTCACTAGTCCAGAATTTTGCCGCATTCATACGGAAGCGGAAAGTGACTGAAACTACAGTAAACACAATGCTTGCCCAAATGAAATCTGTCGTCAATAGAGCGATAAGAGAGTGGAATATATCTTACGATATACATCCTTTTGTAACGACTAGAATATCTGCAGCCCCTATCAGGAAGCTTGATCTGACAGTACAGAATTTTAACAAGATTCGTGAATCTTCACCAGAAAAGAGAAAGCTGATTATGGCACGTGACCTTTTTTGCCTTTCCTTTTACTTGGGAGGGATGAATCTTATAGACATTATGCAAACAGACTTTAGAAAAGATGTATTGGAATATTCACGCTCAAAGACTAAAGGGCGAATGCAGTCGGATAGTGTAATCACATTTACAATACCGTCTCAAGCAAGAGAGATAATATGCAGGTGGATGGATAAAAGGACGGGGAAACTTGATTTTGGGTATAAATTCACATATCACAACTTTTCTCAGTATGTTACGTATTCTCTTGGAGATTTGGCTGAAGAGTTAAATATTGATGAACGTGTTACATTTTATTCGGCCCGCAAGTCTTTCGCTCAGTACGCTCTGAAATAGGTATTCCTGACGGGATAATAGACTACTGCTTAGGCCACTCAGACAAATCAAAAGGAGTTATACGATACTACACCAAAGTCCGGCAGAAACAGGCTGATATGGCCATATCTCGTGTGATTGATTACGTGAACAACCCGGAAAAGTACAAAGAATATATCGAACTGAGGTCTGATATTATGATGATGAGAGGGTAATTTGTCTGACACTTTATCTGTTATGTTATGTATGAGGCAATGGAGCCACTACATAATATTTATTGTAATATGAAAAGAATTATCAACAAATGCCCATGCTCGTTAGAAGCTTGGGTTGGGGCAGATGAACCTGTCTTTAGCGAACAGAATCTTTACTTCTCTCGTAAGGTTGAAGTGAAGGAGTATTTATACAAGAGACTCCAAAAGTACAAAGGCGAAATGGTGGAGTGCTATGTATATCAATTTTACAAGGGTAAACCGCGTGAAGTGCTTGTATCTTTTAATGTAAAATAGCCTAAAGTATAAGTCAATAAAAGCCCCTTCCGGATATTAATCTGGTTGGGGCTTTCGTTTGCAATAAAAGCAAACTTCTACACTGCAAAGATGTATATAATTTCCCAGAAAAGTTGTATATAATTATTGGAAAATATTGTATATCAGAATGGCTACAATCTTAAATTTAAAACATAGTAATTACAATGTAAGTATTTATATGTAAGCACTAATCATTTTTTATATCTATGGATTTATATAATCTGCTTAGAAACTCATAAGATACATATTCGTTCTTAACTGGATTTTGTTGTAAAGTTGAAGGGAAACTTATGTATTCCATACGTGATATATTATTTATATTTTCTTTCAATCTTATATCTTTTAGTTCAAGGTTATTGAATAAATCTGCATCTAAATATAATTGTCGGGTTTTGTTGTTTGACAAAGAACTAAAAGAGTTAAAGAATAAAAGTACGAGTTCATCTTTTGATAATTGAGCACGGAATATATCTGAATACTTTTTAGGATAGTTGAATCCTGAGACCATTTCCAGAATATAATAAGCGTTTCTAAAATATGTACCAAGTTGATTTATATATTTAGAAAAACAAAAGTCAGCAGTTTTCGATATAGCTTCTATTATTGGTTTAAAGTTATTCTGTTTAAGATAAGTTCTTATAGCTATTAAGCAAATATAATCGTATGTATTTAAATTAATAGGTATTTGATTAACAACGCCTCCAGATTTACTCCAATTATATCCGTTATAAATATTATTTATAGCAATTGCTAAATAATTGTATGAAGAATACCATTGTATTGTAGATCTATTTGATGGAATGATTTCTTTTGCGAATTCCTCTTTGGATAAATAGTTTGGTATATTATTTCTTATTTCTACGTAAAATATACAACATAATTCAAAAGTTATTTGTTGATAAGTCTTTTCAGTAGTACAAAATTCCTCATATTGAATAATGTTCCAATCATGAAGTGTTTTATCATATTTCCAATCTATTTTTTTTACACGTAATGAATCACGATAAGAAATGAATATTTTAAGCATTTCAAAGAATGTAGATCTTTCCTCACTATTCAAAAACTGCTGTTTATTTTGTTTTGATGTGTATAATACTCCGATAAATGCTATTAACCCTGTAATAGCTCCAAGGATACTTCCAAAATCACCCCAATGAAATTTACTCCTTTCTGAAATAAAAAAACAGCATAAAATAGAGAATGCTATTATTGATATGGTAATTATCCATGATCTTTCATTTTTTATATACTTCTTCAATCTTCTCATAATTTGTAGTTTAATGTATTTTCCGCATTAACTACAAATATACTACTTCTTGAATATTTTAAGCACCAATAATCCTATTATCACTATAATTACAATAAATGAGAGTTCACCAAGTCTAATTTTTATCTTTTGATATAAAGTAAGTTCCTTTTCTACTGGGTAAGGAACTTTTTCCTTTTTGGAAACAACCACTTCCTTCGCTGGAAGGTAAACCGTATCCGGCTGAGTTTTCATCTTCGCCAGTAGATTACCTAGGCTATCAATGGTAAGCTGCGCCTGAGCGTTCTTACTGTTTGCGATGTCCAACCATTTCAGTACGACCTTCCCGTTCTCGTCGCACTCTAACAACGCCCGGATGGTGGCACTGTCAGGAGGGATCTGTACTTCAACCAATTTCTCTATTACCACGCTATCAGCTTTGGTTTCAACCGGAACATACTTCACTGTCTGGCAGGAATAAATGAGAACGAGGCACATAAATGGAGCCAGCGTAATACACCAGCTCACCTTATCCATTATGTATTCGTATAACTTCATGGCTTCACAACGATTTCAGGGACAAAAGGATATTCGCTCCGCACATCGAAGCAAGGACACATCTTCGTCCACTCTTCAGGTTCCACGATACCATCACCGTCCAGGTCAGGCGATGTGTCACGATGCCCCAGCACCTCGACAATCTGGTACTTTCCGCAAAGCTCCTTAATCAGTTTGGCTAACGCTTTCTTCTGTTCCGGTGTTCGGGTGTCAGCTGCCTTACCGTGCGCGTCCAGACCGCCCACATAGCAGATACCAATTGAATGTTTGTTGTACGACACACCTGAGAATCCCTTGCTATTACAGTGCGCCCCGTCAATAGTGAGCGAACGGCCAACTTCTACCGTACCATCCAGCCGGATAACGTAGTTGTACCCAATACACTGAAAGCCACGGGATACGTGCATCTGATTAATCTCCTTTTTACCTATGTCCAGCCCGGCACGTGTGGCTGAGCAGTGAATTATTATTGAATCTATTTTGTTCATAATAAAATTACATCTATATTTGTGGAGTTCTGCCAATGGTAGGATGGTTAATAAAAAATTTATTACAAGGAGTGCAGTGGCACTCCTATTTTATTTTAGTTCAGTTCCTTTTCTTCAGCACACTAATCCGTTTCCCGTCTTTGAAATACATTCGTGACATGTTCTTATCACGAACAAATCTTCTGTCCATCGAAAAATATCCATGCTTCCCGTCACTGAATACCGCCCTTTCGCCGGTCTTAAACCGAATCGGCATATTAGGCAGTCCATTATTCATGGCCGCCAGTATAAGCAATCTGCGTCTTAACAAAATCATAAAGTACCTCCCATCACAGCTATATTATTAAGAATACTTACCTGATACGTCCTGTTGGCCCTGACAACACTGCTTCCTATCCATTTCACACCTTCAGGAAGATTCAGGACGGTAGGCGTAACACCACTTGAAAACTGGAACATGTACTCATTGGCAATGCCTGGAAAGCCTTTTCCAAATGTGACGTTAAGTACGGATACTTCTCCGAACACATGGAACACGTTCGGAAGAAGCTCGGCACTGACCTCACCCGTACCAGCATTCACGCTGGATATGCAGCCATTGCCATAATATTCCCCATGGGTATAGATAGCCCGTATCTCCTTGATGTAGGAAACGGAATCAGGCAATATGTTACCGGCTTCCAGTTCTTTCTTGAAGGTGGCATATTTCAAATAATTGTTGAATCTCTTTTTCGCCATGTCATTGGGATTTATGGGGGGCTCTGATACAAAGCCCCCACATATTATTACTCGGTTTCCTCATTCCATGCAAACGCATCATCAAGATCCTGTTTAGTGGCATACTGCTTCAGAGTCTCGTTCGTTGCATAGCTGGTCAGTTCAGCCTTGGTCGCATAAGTGGAGGAAAGCCCTTCGATAGCCTCACTCAGTGCAGCTTTTGTGGCATAGGTGTTCGCCACATCTACAGCCTTGGCATATCCAGCCAAATCCTCTTCGGTAAGAAATCCTTCGAGGTCAGCTTTCTTTGCATACGCTGTCAAATCGACCGTACCACCCAAGGAATCCCAGTTGGTTTCCACACTTGCCTGATTGGCCGTTTCTCCGATGTAGACGAAGTTCGTTTCAGCCGGATATTTCTTGCCGTTCAGGGTAACTTCTGCCGTAACGTTATATACGTGGCCTTTCGATACAGAAGACACCCCTTTCAGGGCACTAAGGTCTGCCAGAGTACCCTTTGGCACATATACGGCACCAAGCGCGTTGACCTTGTTTGTCAGTGTGTCAACCAGACCTTTCAGAACTTTACCCTGCTCGGCGGAAAGTGCCTTATTAGTCCCGCCCGTTGTGAGGTCATTGATAATCTGGATGAGTGTCTGTGCACCGACGTCAAGACGAATCCATCCGCCATAATCAGCCTGGGTAATCTTTGTCATGTCCTTCAGGACATACAGAGCCGGTTTGCCGTCCCCGTTATCTCCAACAACGACCAACATGCCGTTATAAGTATTCTTTCCTGAATAGGTAGCTGCGGCAATAAGGTCTTTCTTGTTTGGAACAAGCTGACGGGCATCCAGTGGCGCCTGTCCTCCAGGCTCAAAGTTCACGGCAAAGGAAGCAACACCCGCAGGACGGTTTCCTGTTGTCGAAGCCATCGGCATGACATTGTTCATCGGCATGGCAAAGGGAACTTCACGGCTGTTTCGTGCAAGCATGGCTATCACTTCATCCGTAATTTCCTCGCCATTATATGTGTCCGGCTCGTCTACAAGTTTTTTCCCGGCATCGGAAACTGTGAAGCGAAGTTGTAATGCACCGGACATGGCACCTGTCGTTGTCAGCTTCTTGTATGCAATCTGAACACTTTGTACGGTCTTGTTTCCTGCATCAGATACGGTGTACTTGTCCGTTCCGAAGACTTCCCACTTTCCGGACACCGTATTATAGAACTCGACTTTTGATACATTCTTTTCTGAAGGGAAGTAGAATTCAAGGCGGGTTCCGGTTGCTGCTTCAGAAGCAAACTTCGCTCCAATTAATGTATCAGTCCATTTCTGCAGCGGAAGCTTTGTATCAGGAGCTGCGGCAGACGGGAAATTGGTATCTCCGGCAGAGGTAGAAGCTGAAGAACCATTACAGTAAAACGGATAGGTACCATAAAGGTAGACAGCACCTGATTTCACAGTACCTTCAGGAAGCGGATTAGGGGACACGGTCGCCTTGTTTCCTTTTGAAGTGAGCAAGGTGTCACCTGCGCCATGATGAGCCTGGTAATTGTACTGCATCGTACCGAGTGTAACTTTCGTCGGCAATGTCTTGTTGCTTGTACTGTTTCCTACATAGATGAAAGACTGGTCATCGGAGATAAGTTCTCCTGCACGGTTCTTGTTTGCCTGGCCAACAACCGTACAATTACCACGGTTAAATCCTGTCTGAATCTGTTCTGAGGTAGGTGCGCTTTCACCAACCTCCAGAATCTTGTTGGCGGTAAAAGGAGACTTGAATGATATTGTTGCACTTGGTGCCTGTACCGTCGGCTGGATTTCCTCAAAGAGAATATCCTCGAAAATCTGGCTCAGCGTCTTTGTCTTCAAGGTCTCGACCTTTGTCCCAGCCGGAAGACCTCCCAGTTTCGAAGGAGTGGCAAGGCTGTCTGGCAATGATGTCTTGAACCTGATGAGTTCCGTCAGATCATATTCGGTCTTGCCTGATGATTTGGTAACGATAAGTTTATTGCTGCCTTTGTCAAAACTGACATCTGTGACACCGCTTCCTCCATAATTCACACCGTTCATCAACAGTTCTTTGGTGTCGGTTGCAAAATAGATAGCATCCAGATGTTTTGACGCTGCATCATAACGGGCCTTTAAGCCCCTGTAGAATTTTAATTTTGTTGTTGCCATAAAAGTCTGATTTTAACTGTTTGTTTCTTCATTCCATACTGCTTCTGTTATCTCCTCCCATTCTCCATCCTTCCGGCCGTATATCTTCCCGTCTTTTGGCGCATCGGGAATGGGAATGCTTCCACCGGTTGATATGTCAATGGAAGAAGCACCAAGGTTGACGGTGGCCATTTCAAGGTTAGGGACACTTATGCTGTCCTCTTCACAAGTTGTTGCAACAAGCCTGAAAGCCTCACACATGTCAACGGCAGTCTGTCCTTCCTTACCATAGTTCTCCCACAAAGTCAGCGAATACGTACCAAGGTGTTTGTGGTCTGTTCCATGAAAAGTAAATTTCAGCTTGTTTCCCTGGTATATCTCAAAATGGAAATCGAGAAATCTGCCTAGAGGATTCTTCAGCATGAGTTTCAAGTCCCTTCCTTCCAGTGGAACAGGCTCCTTGTTCGTGAGTATCTGCCAGGTGAAGTATATATCTTTCCCTATCCTTATCTTTCTCATATCAACTAGGTCATGAAACTTATTGTCATAAGTAATATTATGATTACGGAGTAGATGATTTCCGCTATCAGGCGTCTATCTGTCTTCTTCATCCTTTGTAACTTTTTCGATAATTTCGCCAGCCGTTGTGTACTTCTTTTTAATGTAGCCCACCAGCAGGCGCTTAATGGAAACCTTGTTCTTGATTCCGTGAATTTCACATACATGTTCCATGATTGAATCAAATTCAAATACAATAGCTATCCCCAGTCCGCACATTGACGATGTCGTATAGGAACAAATACCTACAGGCTGGAGAATAGCAACACCAAAACCGAATCCCAACACTAAATACGAATTATATTCGATGAACTTGCACATCGTTCGGCGGCCTGCTCTGGAAAAGCGGAAATCCTCTCCTCGCTTGACCACGCTGTCAATGATACCAAGGACAAAATCCGCTATAATCATGGCTACAATGAAGACCAGCATCCAGCGAAGCTCAAAGACAACGCTTCTTATCTCTCCTACAAAGGAGTAAGCCCCGGCAACAAGAATCTGCGGGGCTATGACGGTTATAAGGTTCTGCATCACTCCTTATTTACCTTACCACCGAACAACCTGGACAGCCATTCACTTGTTACAACCGACACGATACCAGTAGATGCCAGGGCGACAAATAACGCATCAATCAGCACAACCCAGACACTTGCATCTGCAGGAGGAAAACCGAGATTCATCCACCAGCTGAAAAAAGTAACAAGCATACCGACAACTGCTGTCACCCACATAGTCACCCACTTGTTCATAGGATTGGATAGCTTCGAAGCGATAAATCCTACTACAGCAGGAACCACGACCGTAACAAGCCCGGTGAAGCTGGCAAATCCGGTCAGGAACTCCGGAACGGAAGGTTCTACACTAACGGAAGTCTCCGCGAAAACACTCACTACGCACATCAGCAGTGCGACCATCATGAAAACGAATCTTTTCATCTTACTAAGGTTTTAGATTAAACAAAAAATGCCCATAAGCGCATCCCAACTTAATGGAACACGCTCATGGGCGTAACTACTATTTCACACACAAAACTACTCATTTACCATCCTTTTTCAGCGAAGGTAAATGATATAAAAACGAACAAAGAATAAAAGGTTTCAAATCGACTGACACGCCTTGTCAGTAAGTTGGTAGAAGCCGGGTAGAATAAGCAAGCTAGTTACTATTTTCTACCCAATTTCTACCACTCAAATAATTTTCAATACAGCTTTCTTTATTTCAGTTGTTTTCATTCATACCCATAAGTCCTGGCGGGACTTATTGGGATTAACAATACTTGGTTCAGGGATGGTGGTATTGTCATAAATCCGGATAATTGTTTGAATAATAGGGTATATATGATTAATATATCTCTAGGAACTATTAACTTCGATTTATTCACTTATGGGAATTTATTATATTTCAGTCAAGGTGAATATCACACGCAAATAGCAATGTCCATATATGACAATAAACGGTTTACCCGTATGTCTTCTAATGGTGGTAATTCATGGGGAGAGTGGAGAGAATTTTAATCATAGTTTAAATGGACTCGATTATAATATTAGGCCCTATTGATTTTAATAAGCCCGTTGCCATCTTGTCCTTTAACAATAGATAGAGTAAACGAAGAGCTAATAATATATGCATATAAGTTATAACTAGCTGTAGACACTGTCCATGAGCCATCCGATAAGTTCTTTGTTCTCGAATATAATTTACCTGCATAATCGACAACAACCTGCATTTCTGTGTTAAGAGATGTGTATCTTACTGCATATCCTGATATGTAATTGGCGGTTGGGGTTATTTGATTGATATACCCTGACACAAACATTACAATCATGCGCGATGGGCTGGTAAGCCCATTATCCAAGTCACTTTTTGTAACTCCTTTCAGTAGAACCGCTCCCATCAGTCCCGCCAGAACTGACGCAACCTGCTCTTTTGTCATTACTCCGACGGCATTTCCGGCGGCATTCACGGCCACAAAACTGGAGATGTCTTCCAAAGCTGGGAGAGCCAGTGTAGACTTCTTCAAAAGTTCCGTTTTCGACACCTTATGCGGCACGCCGTTTGTATCGTACACCTGTACCGTTTCACCATCTTCTTCCGTTGTCTGATTCTTCATACTTTCTGTATGTTTCAATAGATTGTCAGTTTCTTCACCTGTAAAGCTTAATACAAAATCTTCTTCTGCTGCCATAATTGTTTTTAATTTATAGTTATTAATGATATTACCAACATTGTATATTATAATTATCTCATTGCATCATTAAGCCCAGCAAGAAACCATGGAAGAAGCGACGCTGCATGATGTCTTACCCTGTTAACTTCATCATCTGAAAATTCGGTATCGTCATCGCTGGAAAAAATTTTCTCAGCCAATTTTAAATCAGCAATACCAACTCCTGTCACATTGAAAATGTTATCTGCAAACATTTCTCTGACATCAATCTCCACGAAATCGGATTTATCTATCTTCGTGTACTTCTTAAATTTCTTAAAATCTATTTTCATGATTAATCGACTAAAATTCCATTTTCAAAAACCAGTTTATACGTTGAAGGTATCGAACCATTCTGTATAGTCCATGATATTGTTCTCGTTGCTCCTTTTTTGTATGTATATGATCCATCGGCTTGCAATGACCATCCGGTACCGAACTCATTAGACAATATCGTATTGGTATAAAGATTTCCGTTTACATGTACTCCTCCGTCAAAATATCCGGCATAAGTATTAGAACTATGTGGCTTGCTAGTACCGTTCCTTGAAGCATAGATGCATGCTCCACCGTCATTGCTTCCAATTACTTTAACCCCAAATTTCCCGTCAGTCGCACCATTGAAATTTATGTCAATCATACCACTGTTATCATCCGTAGGAACACCAATCCGTATACTCCTGCTATCATTGCCGAAAAAATCCCTTCCCTTCCAATTCAAGGAACCGTTGTCTATAGTGAAACCTCCAATCTTAGCACCATCGGCAGATATTGTTCCGGAAAAAGTACCTTTAGCGGCTTTCAGTTCACCCGAAAATGTACCGTCCGCACCATCCAGATGTTTCACTTTTAACGAGTTTACATCTATGCACTCTGTAAGAAGAAGTGGTTTCCCATTTTTAACCGTAAACACGGCTATTCCTTTCCCTTCAGAACTTTTAATTTTAAACTTATCTGAAGAAATAACAATCTCATTTTTTTCGATGTCAATACCCGTAGCACCAAGTTTAATTGAGATATTTTTCTCTGCTACATCTACAACGCTTTCACCATTTGACAACAATATTCTTGCTGCACGTACCTCTATTTCTCCAGAAGCAAGTCTGATATAATTTGTCTTGTCCCTATTACCGATATATGTCTTTCCATAAACATTAAAGTATCCTTCTTTAGTTAGACGATCATATCCGATTGAAACTATATCTTTCCCTGAGAGGGAGTAAGAACTTATCCCCTGATAGAAGGTAAGAGAAGGCGCACCGTCTCCGTATGCAGACAACACGATTGCAGCCTGATAGTCCGGGTCGGCTATGTCTCCAAGTTGTACCATCACGTCACCCACTTTGGGTATATCGCTTCCTTCGTCACAATGATTCACGGATACATCTATCCAGTTATCACCAACATTTTCCACCAGACGCCACCAATAGTGATTGGATACGCCGTCATACGCGCCTTCCTTAATATTAAAGGACTGTGAGCGTACTAAATTCCCTGGCTTAAAACGATTTTCTATGGCTTTCTCACCATCATCTGCAAGGAAGTAACAGCGATAAACAGAACCATAAGTTCCAGGAGATGAGTAACCTCTTTTCCCGTCTGAGAACTTGACTCCTTTACCATCCTTGAAACGAATTCCTTTTTTTTCTATAAACTCGACCTTAGTAATCGTTGCTCTGGCCCCGCTGGCGTTGAACATGAAGGAAGCTCCGGCCAGCTCGGTCTCCATTATTGAAAGTAACTGGAAGATAGCTTTCTTGCGCACGTACAGTTTGTCAATCCATCCGACAGACTCGCCGCCCTTTTCTGAAGAGAATGACATACCAGCACCCATCATACCGGTCACGAAGTCAATTGATTCCAGGAAAGGAGATATGATACCGCCAAGAAGCTTAATGAGATAGTTTGTCTGGTCTTCCTTGTCCTTTCTCAATAATGTTGCAAGTGACCGTTTTGCCGAAAATACGTTACTGTCCGATGGGGCAGTAGAATCATTGGTCTTAATCACATATATGCTACTACCTCCGCCTCCAACATAAGTATGCCCTTTATACGTAATCGACTCCAGTTTCTCTTCCACATCATTAAGGCGAGAGTAGGGCATACTTTCCCCAATAGTATATACCGGAGAATCCCATGGAATGTCAAGGTTAAACTCCCATCCGAGAACACGGCTTTCACGGCCATTCTCAAAAAAGGCTTTATTGACCAGGTTTATCTTTTGCCCGAACTCGAAAAAGCGTTTCAGCTTGTCTTCATTAACCCATTCTGACCGGAGGGTAGTGTAGTATGTACCATCGTCCTTTTTTCGCTGGTCTGCTATCTTCTGTGCCTTCTCTTTCAGTTCCTGCTCCGCGTCCGGAATCATTTGTACAGAAACAAACTTTGGATCAAAACCGGAAAGGATATACTTGTCATCATTTTCAGGATATATGGTATCATCCGGCAATGGACGTCCGTAGTCTTCGCTGCGGACAATTTCCCAAAGCTGGCTTCCGTTGTTGTCCGGGTCAAAAATAACACCGAACTCCAATCCATTCATTTTGCCGGACTGAAAGATAATTGTCAGCTCTTGTCCCGGAAGTATGTAGTCCTTGGAGAAATTCAGGCCAGTATCACGATAGCGATAGTAAGTCACGGTTTCCTGACCTCCGTCTTCATTTGTAACGGTTTCCGTCCTCGTAGATACACTTGACATCGTACTTTCAAGTCGGGGATATACCTCGTCAAATACCACGATGTCTTCAATTGCTTCTTCCTGGCTCATGTCAGGATACACATCTATGTATGGCGTACCAGCGGGAAGCATAAGTCGTCTTTGCACAACTCCGTTTACTACCGTCTGCTCTTCAATGGAACGGTAGTTCTCAGGTATGTTTCTTGTAGATCCGAATGCATAAATGCGGGTGGCATAAGTGCCTTTGCTCTCACTGCGAGTCATGGCAGACGCTTCAACCCCTAACTCGATTTTCACGGCATCACCGAATTCGTTTCGCCCAAAATGAATTACGTTGTCCGTTATCCAGCAATCACAGTTCCACTTATCCTCACCCGCCATTGAGAATAAGGCATCCAGCAGGTTCATATTGTCATACGTCATTGCAACTGCCTTATTCTCTACTGTTGAATCTATTTCAAATACGAATTCTTTTCCCTTATAGGTATATCCCAAAGCTTTCAGGTTACGTAAGAACACACCAAGCTGTACATCAAGGGCTGCGGTGAGAGACCATGACGCTTCATATCCAGCATGTTCAGGAGTGTATTTGAAAATTTTGTTTTTCCACTTCCAGTAGTAAGCATCCAGTTTCAGCTCATAATCATATCCAGCGGTAGAAGCATTGAAAGAAGGTTTCTGCAAGTCAGTTACCTCATATACTTTTGAAAGTAATCCGCCCAGAGAATCATCCAGAACCCCAGAAAGGTCTACATAGTCACCAAGTTTAAAATATATAGGTTCAGGCACGGAAAAGGGGAGAACGATGTAGTCCTCTTTCATCAGTGTAAACTTTCCCTTCGCCCCTTTGTTGATAGGGGTAGAGAACCTTGTTTTTCCGGATATGTCCTTAATTTCAATCATATCCCCAAAGTTCATAAATAACAAATGGAAGCCCTAAAAATCCGGACTTCCATTTGAAACAATAAAGGAAATGTTTGTTATTCGCTTCTGTCCATGGGATTCGGTTCGCAAAACTTACTTGAAACCTTACCGAAACACCTGTCAATACTTAACCCGTAAGAGATGCTTTTCCCCAGGTAAACCTGCTTGAAGACTTCGCTCCCAAGAGCGGGGATTTTGATGTTTACGGCTCCCTTCTCCAGTTCTGACTGAAAGGCTTTCTTCTTTGTCCGATAGTCACCTTCTGAGTCTCCTTCTATGGTGAACTGGAGAGTGATTTCACGCGATGCTACTTTTGCATTGTCGGTTATTATTCGCTTCCCGTGCTCCAGACGGCTCTCATCTTCGATGTAGTCTTTCATCTGGTTGAATCCGTCGATAGCATCGAGAAAACTGTCACCCATGCGGACACCCCATGTGCTCCAGGCATCCTTCCCGTTAATAAATAAATCTCCTGTCATAGTCTTGCTGTATTACGTTTCACTTCGGCAATGTCGGCCTGCATCTGTTTGATAGGTTTGACAATTTCGCCTGTGTTCTCTCTGATTTGCTGTAACTCCAAATAGGAATTGGCCAGGATAGTACGTGTCTCGTCGGCAATGTTGTACAGACCGGTCACTTGTGATGTCAGGGAGCCGATGGAACCTCGCAGTTCGGTAATAGCTACCGTTTGCTGCTGTTCTGCCGTCTCAATACGAAGATTGGACTCATACACGGCTGTAAACCGCCCACTCAGTTCCCCGGCATCCTCGTGCGTCATTTCTGTACCGAATCCGCGGCTGGAGGCCGACTGCTTGGAACTGCTGCCAGCCTTGTCGTATCCGGTAGCTGCGGCAAGTTCATCCCGTAGTTTCAATGCTTCATTCACGTACCCCATATATTCGTTTTGGAGTGAATTACGTTCACTCTCACTCAGGTTTCCGTCCTTCATACTTTCACCGAATCTGTTCCACCAGTCTTCCAGCTTCTGGCTGTACATGTTACCGATTTTATCTGAAAGCATGGCACGCATAAAGTATTCTGATAGGTTATCCGCAAAATCTTCCGCCGATGCATCCATATCCATAAGGGTATCGATGAAACTATCATACATGGAATCAAAACTTATTCCGGTAAGCTGTTCGAAAAGTCCCTCTTTCAGTCCTTCGAGGTTTCCGGCCAGATCTGCATATTCATCTAGTGCATCAACGACAGCATTTCCATAGCCTCCTTTTCCTGAATCGGCCATTTTCTGCCACAAGTCTACATTCTGACGTAATAAGTCCATCTGCTCCGGCGACATCTGCCACAAGGAATCTGTACCTGTGAATTCTGCCATGACATTTTCTCGAATCCATTGTATGTCACTTTCCGACCAGCCCATGTAATAGGCCCAGCTATGATGCTTACTGTGATAGCCAGCATTTGCCTGCGCTTTTGCAAGGACATTCTTGTTGTATTCCTCCTGATACTTGATGGCTTTATTGTACTCTGCTACGGATTTCTCGCTTCCCTTGCTGGACTTCATTTCTTCCGTAAGGGATTCGATGGCAGACTGCAACTTTTCGTTTCTGTCCGTGAGTCTGTTGATGGTATCCTGCACCTCTTTTTCGTTTCCTCCAATACCGAAAAGTTTGCTGAATCCGCCGAAAGTCAAAGTATCCCATATTCCACCTACAGACTTAAAGACACTACTGAATATGTTACCTACGAAACCATCCAGCCCCTGTGTCCCGATAGCATCTAAAAGAGAAAATGCAGCTCCAATTATACCTCCAAGTTTCTCGCTCTCTTCTGCAAATATGTCTACTATATTTCCGGCCAAATCACCGACCTGAGAGAGTGAAATTTCAGAATTTGAACCAAGCTGGGTAATGACGTTCGACAATGTGACAAGGTTGCTTGTCGTTTTATCTGTCGACTTTTGTACATTGACCTGAGCGTTCTGCTGTCTTTTTTGGGCATCATTCAGTTTCTTCGTGGCCGCTTCCTTCTGCTCATCTGTTCCGCTTCTCATGGCTTCGTTGTATTCCTCCTGAGCTTGTGACAGTTCTTCCTGTGCCTTGGCTAATTCGCTTAACTGTTTGGGTAGGTCGGCCAGCAATCCTCCTTTGTCGATAAGGGTTGACTGGATGTTGCTTAAAGCCTCGTCAATGACCTTCTTCTGGTCAACAGCCATATTCTTGTATTCTTCGGAGTTCTTGAAGTCCCTAAGCTGCTGCTTTACCTTGTTCAGGGACTTTTTGGATACCTTGTCCAAGTCACCGAAGATAAGTTCCCAGTTGATTCCCTGTTTCAGCTTCTCAAGATCAAGGGAGGAGAGTGCCTTATCCATTTCTTTCTGGAGTATGTCCTTGTCTCCCTGGGTAGTGGCTTCCGAGATTTTACGGGTGTACTCGGCTATGATTGCATCACGTTTCTGCATGAACGTACCGTAGCTTTTCAGGTAACGTTCGTTGGCCTCGATTGCAGCTTGATTTTCAGTTTCTGTAATTTCGGCCAGACCTTTTTCACGCGACGTCATGGCATTAGACGCACGACTTCCTAATACTTCCCGCTGTTCAGACGTAAGCTTTCCTCCTTGCGCATCTTCCCATTTTTTGCGCTGTTTCCTAATTTCATCGATTTCTCGCTGGTAATCCAGCTCAATCTGTCTGCGCTTCTTTTCAGAACCTTCTTCCATCAGGTTGATTTCTTCCTGCTGATTTGTTCTGCGAAGCTGAAGGAGTTCTTCTGCAACCTGTTGCTGCTCTTTCTTTTGTCGCTCGGCATCTTTCTTCGCATTATTCTCTTGTTTGGCCAGAGTGTCTCCTGTTACACCACCGAGCGATTTATATGATTTTTCTGCTGCTTCCAACTCTTCTACAGCTTTCTTATAAGCAGATTCAGTGCCTTTTTTAGCATCCTCTACGGCCTTTAATTTTGCTTCGTAAACAGCTTTTGCTTCTTTATATGCTTGCTGATACGTCTTTTCCGATGCTTCTCTTTGCGATTCCAGGCCAGATATGGTGCCGTCAATCCCTTTTAACGCTGCTTGCGCATTATTGAACCGTATTTGAACGTCAATAGGAATTGTTGCAAAAGGAAAATTCTTAATTTTTTCTTGCTCTTCCTGCAATATTTGTCTTGCTATATTGTATTCGCGTATAATCTGCTCACGATTACTTCTTGCTTCCATCAGCTTGACTTCAACAGGTTTCGAGTTTTCCTCTGTTTCCTTTTTCAGTCGATTATATTCGCTCAAGGCTGATTTCCACTTGTTAAGATTTGCTTTTGCTGATTCTATTTGTGAAGCGATTAATGGGGCACCTTGTCCCGCATTTTTTAAAGAAGCATTTAATGATTTTATTTTCTCCTCCCATTGTTGAATATTCTTTAGTATGTTTTCATAACTGTTCTTGTCTCGTTCCTTATTCAGTTCTTTATTTGCTTCTGCAAGATTGAGTACAGCCAGTTGTTCACGGGTATAAGCAGAAGAAAGTGCAGGAGAATACCTTTGTAGTTCCTCATAGGCCTTTATCTTTGAAAACTCGGTTTCTGTCTCATCTTGGATAACGCGTATCAGCTCTTCTATTTTTTTCTTGCGTTCCTCTTCCTGATTCGCAAAATTCTTTTGTTCTTCATTGAATTTTTGCTGTGCCTTTTCCGATGCGGTTGTGCTGTCATGAAAGGCCCACATTGTAGCAACAAGCCCGGCAAGAACCGTAGCTGCCAGTACATACGGGTTAGCTTTCATAACCGTATTCAAAGCCTTTTGTGCTATCATTTGAGCTTTGGTAACCAAGATTGCAAGTTCCATTCTGGCCGTTAATGTATCCTGAGCTATTCGCACTACAATAAGAGCGGTTTTATATGTCCCGTATGTAGCAATCAGTCCTATCAAAATCTTACCAACAGTTTCATAGTTCTCAATAAGACCTTTCAATCCTGAAATACCTGCAGAAGCAATTCCCTGAGTATCTTTTCCAATCTCATTCAACATTGTATCCCAAGCATCTCCAAGGTTACTCAACTGACCTGTAAGAGACTTAGACTGTTCTTGCATCAGGTTATAATAGATTCCTGATTCACTAGTCATATTTTTGAAGGCCTGTTCTACTTCTTTAAATCCTACCTTGCCTTCCTTTACTAAACCGGAAACTTCATCTTTTGTCACACCAAGCACTTTTGCCAGTTCCTCGTAGATGGGAATACCACGTCCTGCAAACTGACGAATATCGACAGCATAGGCTCTCCCTTGTGTCCTTAATGTGCCATAGAGATAGGCTATTTCACTAAGCTGGGAGCCAACACCGGCGGCTACATTACCAAGCATGACAAGTTCATCACCCACATTCTCAGCTGACGAGCCGTAAGCAATCATTTGCTTGGCAGATGATGCCACCCCTTGAAGGTCGAAGGGTGTCTTTGCGGCAATATCCACCAGCTCTGACATCAGTTTATCTGCTTTTTCCTTACTTTTCAGCATGGTTGAAAAAGCAATTTCAAGCTGCTGGAATTGTCCTCGTACATTAACAAGTTCTGTAACAAAGTTTTTCAAGGCAGTTACTCCACCTATTATACCAAGTACTTTGGTTAAGGAAACGGACATCTTTTCATTTGCTTCGACCGTTTCGCCGGCTTCTTCCTTAAAAGCTGCATATTCATCCTTCAGTCTCTTTACTGAAAGACGGGCTTCTGCCTGCTGTTGAGTAAGTCCAAACAAAATATCTTTCTGCTCCCTTAACTTATCGGTTTGAGCTTTTATCTGCTCCGACATACCGCTGGTATTACCACCCGACTTTACAGTTTCTCGGTATTTCTCTTTCAATAAAGTAAGCTCATTTTGTAATTGCCTAATGACACCCCTTTGTGAAGTAATATTTGCAGAGAGGTTGTTTACTGTTTGTGAAGCGCTGTAAATTCCATTTTTGAAATCACGCTCCATTGTAGCTCCAACTTTAGCCGCCTCGGTTACCAGCCCCATCATTTGTTGGCGAGCAGATGCCAATTGGGTTTCCAAAGCCCTTGCCGCTGCCGGAGATTTGTTCACGTCCATCTTTTTGAGTTGGGCTTCCAGCTTTTCACATTCTTGTCTTAGCTTTACGACCTGTTCCCAGTCACTTGATACACGGAATACGAGTGTTGCCATAAATAAAAATCTAAATATTAATGCTTAAAATTATGATATAAGCAAATAGTATTCAGACTTTTTGAAATCAAAAACGAAACAACTTGGCAATTGTCGTGTAATTTAACTTCTATTTTTGAATAATTAGACTCCATCTCGGAATAGAACAAAAAAGGCGCACCATTATGATGCGCCCGATTGTCAATTTGTTCTTTAATTTATATCAGAGCCTCACGGCTGGAATATCAAAACTTGACATTTGCCATTCTTTTAAGTATCTCATTGTATTTTGATTGTATGATAGCTCTTTGCTTTTCTGATGCTGTAATTATCTTTCCTTTATACTTTCGCATTACAGATTCATTTATACCTATTTCCTTTGCAAACTTACTTGCATTAATAAAAGGGAACGCTTCAAAAAATCCACTTAAGTCATACACATACTCCACAGAATAGCCAGCTTTATACCAACTTGGAAATTCACCATGTTTTTCTTTGTAATATTCTGCCTGTTCCTCTAAAACAGAAACAAAGTCCTCTTTCGCTTCTTGTTCTGTAAGCCCAAAGCCATACGCACCGTTTACATCTTCAGAATAGATAGAAATTCCTCCATCATCTGCTTTTTCAATAATAGCCTGAATCTTCTTCATAATCGTGTATTTTAAGTTTTGTCAATTAAATGCACCCACCGAAGTGGGTGCTGTTCTTTTACTTCTTTAACCCCGCCTTTTTCATCATGCTGTCAAGAGTACCTTTAGGTATCTCTTTGGCTGGATGTCTGCCTACAGGGATAAAGTAGTCAAAGTCGGGATGAACATACTTGTGATGTTTCTTTCCCTTTTCGATTGTCCAGCCTGCTGACTCAATCAATTTGTAAAACTCTGAAAACTTCATAAATCAAAGAACTTTTAATTGACAATGCAAAGGTAACATTTTCGTTACTATTAAGCAAGCTTTGTAACGTAAAAAAGTAACGTTTCTGTTGCTTTTTAACATTCTAATAGAGCCATATCTATTTCTTGTTTCTTCTTCTGCGTGAAGCCATATCCTTGCCTTTCACCTTCGTGACTTTTGTCCCGGTTACAGTATGAAGCTTGTCACGCTGCATTAATACTAAATTCCTGTATGGTATCTCATAGACCACTTCCCGGTATGACAGATGCAGATTTTCCATGAACGATGCAATCTGTCCCAAGAGAGTATCATTTCCTACAACCTCGGTTTCGCTGCCAGCAGACTTACGTTCCTCGCCAAGCTGACAGCTTTGAGAAAAACCTTTGAGTCAATCATAGAGAGTGTTTCATCCAATGCGTCCACATTCTCTTCGTATGTTCCTTTTGCCAGTTCTTCGCTCAAGTTTTCGTCACCAGCTATCAGCCAGGAAAGAGCCCTGCTGTAGGCCTCACTTTCTCCCAGGGAGAGAAGAACTTCTTTCAAATTGTCTGCTTCTTGTACACCTGACAAATGGGAGATTGCTCCGGCCAGTTTGTTGATAGTAGGAGGGTAGACCGTGTAGGCTTTCCCAGCGACAAACACCGTTCTGAAATCACTTCCGATAATGGATTCAGTTACTATTTTTGCTCCTTGATTCATTCTGATAAAAGATAAAAATTAAGGGGTGAAGCCATAAAGCCCACCCCTGTTATGGAATTCAATCTCTACCTATTGGATAGGCATTAAGCACCTGCTGTTACTTCAGATGAGTCAAACCAGTATTCCGGTGCAACTTCTGCATTTTGTGGTTCCAGTTCCACCGCACTTACAGGAATACCGACAGCCTTGTCTGTTGTGGCTTCACGTGCACCGATGTCAGCACGGGGAATCACACAATACTGGTCATCGTCAGTCAAAGCGACAAGTAACTTCTCAATGTTTACCTTGCCTCTTGCTCGTTTCCAACCCTTATCAGTGTTAATTACATCACCACCCATGAGGTCTTTCTTGGTCGGATAGTCGTACTCACCAATGGTGAAGTTCACGGTTACATCGCCCATTTCCTTATCACTACGATAAGTCTGACCGGTAAGCTGGTTCTTGTAGTTAGTGCGGCTTGCTTCCGCTTCTTCAAGTGTCCATGTATTCTGATGGATATTCTTCACCTCTTTTAAGGTTTCACCTTGTAAAAGAGTATATAAAGCCTGCCCAGTCAAATCTGCTGTGATAGCATTTGTCTCGCCATACCAAAGTTTCTTGATATTCACAGCTGTGATTTTCTTTGATTCTGCCATATTATTTCACATTTAAAACTTCAAACAAAATTCTTACATTCACATAGTGACACTTTAAGGATGTGTCTTCCTCAATTCCGATTGACTCGATGGAATAATGATAGGTTGTTCCGTCATAGCGTCCGGTCACTCCGTCAAACAATTCTTGCGCCTGTTTCTCCAGCTCGTTCAGACGTATTGTGTTAGCTTCACCTTCTTTCAAGTCAGGAACGCAAAGGTTCACTTCTACGAAAGACTTCTTCCAGTACGTCTCCGGTTGCTGCTTCTTAGAGTGAATGACAATCCTTTCGGACTTCATCGGCCCCGTCAGCTTCTTACCGTGTGGAACGATGTCAATTTCAAAAGGCTGGCAATCACGATAGAGTATGTTCGCTATGTCGGTGGTAACTATCATTTTATTTCCTCCTTTAATCGTTTCTCAGCATATATGGCTGCACCAGTCAAGACTTCGTAACCTTTGGATTCAACGAAAGAAGCGTATTCAGCTTCATTCCTCAACTCCAGTCCATCATCCTGAACTGAGTATTTGTTTGACTTACGGAGTGTTCCGGTATGATTCTGATAGCTTCCATTCTTTACAGCGTAATCGACAGCCTCTTTACCAACCTTCTCCTTAACGGCTTTCACCTCGGCATAACCTTGTTTAAAAAAGCTATCCATGTCCGAAAAATCAAACTTTACAGCCATATTTCTGAGTAACCAAAATAGTTAGTATTTTTTACCGTATAAACCTTGCCAGTTCCCCTGGTATTATCGCCATCCATACATCTGACTTCATCGCCAGCCTTCAGGGAGGTTTTCTTTTCACAGACTATGTGATAGTTCGGTCGGTACACCTCGCCGTTCTCCGAAGTAAACTCCTTGGTGGAGTTATCATCACACCGGCACTTACATACGTCCTGCCAGCTTTCTCCACCGGTTCCGGGAATAGGCCGGCCGAACTCGTCTGTTTCCATTGGAGTAGTAACCTTGATTTGTAATATATGTGGCGCGAATATCATAGGAATCTGACTTTAGGTTTATCTGACAGTGTGTCTTCAAGGCCATACTTCTTGCACAAGAATGAGTAGTATTCCTTCAAGCCTTTGGTGTCCCAGGACATAGAGAAACCGTTCTCGCTGATGGAAGTAGCACGAAGTAGAAGAGAGGGGATAAACTTCGCCATAGACACCGAAACAAGTCCGATGTTTGACGGGCCCATCTCATCCTCTCCGCTTACTTCTGAAGACAAACTTATCTCCAAAAGGTCAGCCTCCGACAAGTTGATGCCGAAGGTCTGAAACTTCTGTGATATGTAGTCATTTACTGTCATGCGTTCATGGTTGACAAATCAAAGTTCACAATCAGATTCGGGTTCGTAATCTGAGGAATCCACTCTGCGGTGTATTCCAGATAACGACCGTTCTTGTCCTTGTAACCGGAAATAAGCATATCACCGTCTGCCTGGGTGTAGTTACGTCCCGGTACGCCGTCCACTGCTTCGTATGGAGTGTGGAAACGCATATAACCGACCTTATCCTGCGGAAGCAAGGTGATACGGTCGTCGGCGTAAATCTGCACGTTCTTTCCGGTCTGGTCTTTTACGTAATCTTCCTTGATTTCAATGGCCGGAAGCCCGATGCCAGTGAACACTTGGGAAGCCAGTTGAGATGTAATCAACCCGGTTGAAAGATACATCTCATTTCCTGTAAGCTGCATCTTGAACTTGTCACCAAACTCAGCCGACCCGATGATATTCTTCACGAAAGTTCCTCGTGACATAATCATCTTCTGGAAATTACCGTAGTCCGCTTTCAGTGCATTAATCTGCTGCTGCAAATAGGTGATGAAGTTCGTCTTCGCACCAGTATCAGGCTTGATGAACTTGAACGGCAATTCAATGTTAAGAAGGTCAACGCCTCCGGCATTGTCATCCTTATTCTTGACTGTTGCTTCTCCGGTCATCAGAAGTGAACCTACAATAATATCCATGCGCTTGTGGGCTGCCAAAAGTACCTGACGGTAATCATCATAGATGAAGTTCACGATTTCCTGCATGGCTGCTACCTGGTCGGCAGGTTTAGCTGCATTGAACTTGTCAATCAAGTCCTGAAGTTCGGACAGGCGGTCAATGGAAATCTGGTAAGCATCGCCAAGATAAGCGATTTCACCATATCCTGAGCCGATATTCCGGCGTTCACGGATAGGCTTCTCACCATAACGAGAGTTGATAGAACCGGCCATCACTCCAGTAACCTGACCGATGTAGTCCTTGAATACACGGGTAGTCGTTCTACGGAAATCAAGATACTGCTGCCAGTAGATTGTATCCTTACGAGTCTGAAGGACACGCTGAATAACGGCGTTAACGATGTTGGGGTCGTTAAACAGAGTATGAATAGTTAGCATCATGTTTTACCTCCTTTCTTTATTTGCTTGCAATTACACCTGCTGTTCTCAAAGATGCCAGAAGGGCATTCAATTTTGTATGTGCATCTTCCTGCCCAGTAGCATCATCTACTTTAACACCTTGCTTTACACCTCCGAGAGCAGAAGATGTTGCTGCAGACAAAGTGAATTTGTTGGCTTGGGATGCGATACCATCCAATTTAGCTTTGTCTTCTTTACTCATCAAGCCATCTTGACTGGAAGACGCTTTGGCAACTACAGCCTTTCCACCTTGAGTAACGTCAGGAGCGTTGAACTGGAAATGCGGCATGTTGGCCTTGTCAATGTCAGAGAAAGGCATAACCAATTTGGTAGGCTCAATCTCGAATGCTCGCATCAAAAGAGCAACTAATACAATGCCTTCTTCTACTTGTACTCTTCCGTACAAGGCTGAGTTAGCAATGACTTTCGGAGTTGTGCCGCTTACCGCTGTAGCTTCATAGAGTACAGTACCAGCTTCCAATGTTTCGCCAAAGTCGGCAGACAGCGTCAACTTATCGAAAGCTTTGTCTGATTTGTCAATACTGTTGATGGTAGCTCCATGAGAACCATTACCCAGATGCATACCCACATAAGCCAAAGAGTTTTTCTTGATCTTCAAAGTGGTATTGGAACCGGTGGTAAACTTTTCATAGACTTCTACACGGATGGCCACCTGAGCGGTTTTCTTTACTAAGTCGGCGGCAATGGGAGTGAAGGATGGAAGAAATGAACCAGCGACAAGGTTGGTCGTATCCAGCTTGTAAGGCCCTCTGCGTCTTACTCCGGTAGAAACATCATAGCGTTCCTCGATGGACGGTTCAGGCTCCATGTTGTACTTAAATCCTGCTGACATAAATTACTTGTTTTGTTGTTCGACAATAGATTTTGTGTCCGCCTCAATCATTTTGGCGAACTCACTCGCTTCTTTCTCCTGCTTCTGTTCGGCAGTCTCAGGAGCTTTGGAGAACTGAAACCCGTTGTTAGACATATCCTGCTTCATGTCCTTGAAATAAGTATCCAAGTCCGTGTTCTCAGGAATGTTGCGGTCTTTCAGCATAAATTCGGGAATACCGTACTTCTTCGCCACTGCTGAAATCTGAGAATTGCGCTGCGCCTGCGCTTCATTTTCCTCCATTTTGGCCAGCTTGTCGGCAAACGGCTTGATACCGGCGGCAATGCCATCGGCAATCATCTTTGCGATGTCTGTCTCCTGCGGCTTTGGAGGGTCGTTTGGTTTCGGTGGTTCTGGTTTCGGATTCTCGATTGGTTTCCCGTCTTTCAGTCCATGCTTCTTCTCGTAGTTTGAAACAGCGGAAGTCTGCGCCTGTCCTGCACGGAAATCACCATAGTTTTGCATCACGTCCTGAAATGAGATACCCTCAACGATGGAGGTCACCTTCGTTTCGTCCGTTACACCCTCTGCCTTCTTTGTGGCGATACGGGTGAGTGTGGCAGTGTCCACCCCAGCGAATTTCTGTTGCAGTCCTGCCAAGATTTGTTCAAAGATTGTCATACCGTATGAGTTTGATTAATAATTTCATACGGTAAATTTACTTATAGAGAAAGGGAAGGGGAAATTTAAAGGCTAACGATACGAAACAATTAGGGAAATGTTCGTTTTTAGGTAAAAAGAAAGCGTGACTACCTAAATAATCACGCTAGATCATCATCCAATTATACTTTTAAAATTTCAATATAGCTGCTTCTATTTCTTTTTTGTCAGAATCTTTTACGTTCCTTAAAGCATTCAGAAAAGGTAATATTAAAGAGTCATCAACGATGAACCAGACTGGGTTTTTAAATAATTTAGGGTATCCAGGATCATCTCCATAACCATTCCATCTCATTGCCATTCTCCTATCCCCATTTTTCCCAAATACCTATCGTTATAGAAAAATCATCATTTTCAAATACAACATTCTCAACCTTAAAATTACTTGGATTAACATCTTTCGCTTTCATTGTATGTACTATGCTCCTTTATATTTAATTAATAATCACAACAAATTTATAGCAGACAGTTCTTCTGTCAGAGCATTAATACCTTTCTGAATCTTCTCCAACTGCTGTTTACGTGGTTTGTGTACTCCAGCCGCATAATGCCACAACTGGCGTTCATTGATTCCGGTTATCCGGCTTAGAGCGGCCTTGGTAAAGATACTGCTATAATAGTTGATGAAGGTAGCAGCATCTATCTTGAACTTCAATGTGAACTCTCCCTGCAAAATTTCCACTGGAGCGATGTTCATCTCCTTGCATGACTCCAGGTATAGTTCAACAGCTTCCTTCATGTTCTTCTCGATTTCCTTCACATCGTTGCCAACCGTTATCACCGGAGCACCTTCAATGTAAGCACTAAGATTATTTCCAGCATGTTCTACAATCACTTCTACGGTTTTCATACTGACCTCCTTTTTATCGTTAAACAAAAGAGGCGGGGGCTATTTTAGCCCCGCTTGCCTCAGAATGTTGTAATAAGTGCCTTTCTCAACGCCTTTCTTGCCGTGGTCGGGTACAATCACTACATGGCTACCATCAGTGTAAACCATGTGACTGCCTTTCTGCCTCACGAACCAAAAGCCATTTTCAGTAAGCAGCGTTACAACGTCTTTAACTGATTTGTAGCTCATAGCGTTTAAGACTTAATTACGATGCAAATATAGTAAAATAACGAATAATTACAAAGGAGTATTCATGTTTTTACTATGATAAAGAAAATAGCGATACCTCGAAAGATACCGCTATTCAAATAGTCAATGTTTTAGATTTATATCATTCTGTTTTGTATTATCCCCGTAAATATTCTGACTGAATTGTTCTATTCTTCAGATTTACTGCTGGAACTTTTAAGAGAGGAAAGCTGTTTCTGTTTCTCAATGTCGTTCTTCTGTTTCTCAGCCTGCTCTTCCTTGATGGCTTCAATCTCGTCCAGAACTGCATCCACGTTCCCCACAAAGGTGATAGCCCGTTGCTGCGACCAGATTTCGCCGTCCTTAGCCTTGATAGCAGTGTCTATCTTGTCTTTGATGTCCTCCAGTTTATATGGCTGCATCTGCACATCCACATCAATAGTCTCGGAGGCTTCTTCTAGGGTGGAATTCACGGAACCCAACGCAGAGACAAGAAAGTTTACCCGTCGTTGCATGAACTCGCCGACGGTTTCATTCAGGTTCTCCACATTCAGGTGTGTGGACATGAACACATAATCGAAGGTAACACCGGAAACGGCGTTTCCTGTACCCTTCAGGGAGTCGAAAGAGATTCTGGGCGTATTGGTCAGTCCGTATATCTGACTTAACAGCGTCTCCACCTCGAACTTGACAGTATCTGGTACCTGTGACCAGGTAAGATACTGGGCATTTGCTCCCTGGCCGGTCAGCTCGACCACCCGGTTTTTGAACTCACCGGAGAAGTTCTCCACGTTACCAAATAGCATGAGAATAGGGAAGAAGTGGTAGTCGATACAGTCTGCATAGTTTGAAAGAAGTTTCTCCAGTCTTACACGGAGGCTCTTTATCTTTTCACAGTATGCTTCCGGACGGTACATATAAATCACTGGCATCTTCTTGAATCCATGAGCAAATGAGCCTTTGTCAGACCAGCTGCTCGTTAGCTCCCACTGGTAAACCATATCCTTGGTAATGGTCATGAAACAGGTAATCTCTACATCGTTCAGGTCTTTTTTCTTATATTCACGGGATAGGGCTACCAAATCCCCCTGGTCATTGAAGAAAGGGTAGAGTTTGTCGCCACGGAACGGGGACCAGATGGCACTCTTCAGGCGGTACTCAGGCTTAGATTTACCGAAAATTCCTGAAATCTTTCGTTTGAGTTTTGCCCAGAAGCCGTCATCCTTCACCACATACCAGTATTCGGCCACTTCCTGCTCGGCCAGCCATGCCCGGACTACTTTCTTGTTCTGGTATTTCAGCTTGTTCTTCTTGAACACCTGCTTCAATGTGGAAAGAAGGCTTTCTTCCGATTCATCCGGCTGGCAATCAAGGACCGGTTCTGTTCCCACGGTGAAGGCTGTCTGAATATTCACGATGTCCTGCTCGATAGGAAGAGCAATCCTGTTCGGGTCAACTTCTTTCCTTACCGCCGGCTCAACATATTCTTTCCCGGTTGTAGGGTCTGTAATCCGTTTCTCAGGCTGGGTCGTAATTTTGATTTTCGGGTATTTCTCTTCATCTATCACTATCTCGTGCTTGTTCGGATTCCAGTCGTTGTAAAGAGCGTGAGCGTTTGGTTGCTCAGTCTTTCGTCCTTTCTTCAGATAGTAGATTTTTCTCTCTATTTCAGGTATAGCTAAAATTTCTTCTAAGGTTCTCATATTATTACATTTATTGTTCCAACTTTAAAAGGTAATCCATATTAGTCCAGCCGCCATTAGCCTTTATGCTAATTATTTTCTTTTCTAACAAGTTTTTTGGAATTGCATCGTTCAAAACTCCATAGCGGTATTCGTACTTTTCATAATCCAACCAACTCACGTTTTGACTATAAATTTCAAACTTACCCCATTCTCCTTTTCTTTCAATGAGAACTAAGTTTATGAACTCACCAACTGTATGAGGTCTATCCAGTTTTACATCGTAATAAGCTGAACAGTCTCCAGACTCTTCTGAGGTTTGTATAAAGCGTATCATATTCTAAAGTTTAATGTCCAAATATTCCTGAAACGTCTTTGGGTTTCATAATTCTACCGAGAAGTTCTCCCAGCACATAGTAGCGTGCAGCATCTATGCCATGATTATCGTGGTCTTCCGGCTCGTTGATGTAGTTTCCATCCTTATCTTTTGCCCAGACATAATTTCTGAACTCCCTTTGCAGGTTATAAGAACGCTTGGTAATGAATATTTCCATTCCCTGCATCTTGTCAATACCGGCATTGACAGAACCTTGCCCTTTCTCTACCGCGTATATTTTAATCCCTCCGTTATGAATCTCCTGGATGAGTCGCGGGTCCGCACTGTCGGCAATCACTCTCAAATTCCACGGGCGTAGCGTCTTTATAATATCCCCAGAAAGTAATCCAGTTCTATAATCCACTTCATCCAGATAAAGCGCATTGTCAATGATTCCACACCGGATAGAAGCCGATGGGTCATTGGTATAACCAAAGTCCTGTCCGATAGCCACCTTCTTGCACCACATGGGGAACTCGTCCACAATACCCCATTTCTTGAACACGGCACCTTCAGCCACGTCTGCCCATCGACCGATAACCACATGAGCGTACTTCTCCGGATTCTTCTCTTTCATTTCCTTGACTTCTCTCAGGAACTCAGGAGAAAGGTTCTCTATATTGTCGAAGTAAGTCGTATGGATATGAAGTACATTCGGATGGGTGGAAATCTGTACCTGGACACCGTCAATCTCCACCAGCCGGTGGGTATTCTCGATGTATTTCTTGTAGATGAAGTGGTTCGAGTCACAGGGATTCATGATAATGATTATCCGGTTCTGGATTCCCTTCTTACGGATGGAGAGCATAATCTTGTCAAACTCTTCCTCACTGGTCCATTCCTCCGCTTCATCGCAGACAAAGGTGGTGATACCCTGAATTGATTTTAGTTTAGCAGTCTGATTCCCGGAAGAAGTCTTGATACCACGGAACATGATACGGCTGCCGGTCATCCGGTTTACTATATCGGTTTTGGTGGTCTTGAAATACTTCGTGGTTCCATCCAAATCTATCTTTTCCATCATCTCTGGAATGATAGACATCCCGGCAGATACCATCGTATAACGGGTGTATAGAATCTGGTGGACTATCTTCTCTGTGGGAGTCATTTCGAATGTCAGACGCTCAATGAAGGTAGAAGCGTTGAAAGACTTCCCCGAGCCACGGCCACCGGTGATAAGGATGATAAACTTCTCGCTATCGGTATATAACGGATGATATATTGCTTGGGGTACAATCATTTCAGTTTGTCTTTAATCCATGAGTCAATAGAAATTCCGTGGTCAATATCCTTTGGAATATCTGCGTCTTCGTCTTCTCGGTCTCCAAAACCTTCTTTTCTTCCTAATGTGGAAAGTAAATAGCGAATCATATACCCATCTGGACGTTCACGCCATCCGATAAAGTTCCCATTTTCATCTTTCTCAGGGATACCAAGCGCAAGTACACGTGCAGATACAAGGCATTCATCTACCAGAGAACCTCTTTCGTCGGTGATAGCATCTTTGAACTGGCAGTCTGTTCTGGCCCAATCATACACGGTTTTTCGGGTTACATTGAATACAGCAGCAACCTTAGAGAGATTTCCACCTGTTTTATGAAGGACCTCTCTGAATTTCGATATGTCTGGCTTCTTTCCCATGCGCGCGTATCTGTTTATTTTGATTACTCAATCAATTTCAAAACCTCTTCTCCTTTGGCAAATTTTTCATCCGTACTGATACCCAACAAATCACAAAAATCTGATTTTGTCTCAAAAGAAGAAAATGAAAGTATTATATATGCATCTTCATCCTGCCTGTGCTGAGATGCAGATTCTTTTACTTGTTGCTTTACCGCTTTCATGTGTTCTTTCTTCTCTTCATATGGCAGTGCAGCATCTTCAGGAATAGGATTTTTTATACCATCGAAGTCTGTTGGCAATAACAAGTCATCTAATGACTCTGATAAGGAATTGGCATCAACTTCACTTATCGCAAGTATATCATTCAACTCATCAGGACTCAACCCGACTTCGGAATAGTCTATATCAGGCAAATAACTCGCGAGCAAATCTAAATCAGGCTTGGTGTTTCCTACTGCCATATAAGTAAGCTGTTCCTTTTCTTTTTTTTCGTCAAGGTTCACAACCTCCACTTTTACCTTATAGTCTGTATCAGAAGTACCATCGTATTTGTAATACATATCCATAGCCTTGATACGCCTGTGCCCATCTATTAGGTTTCCGCTTAATTCATTCCATACAATACCACCAAGAAAACCGACTTTTTGCAGGTTTTTCTTTTGCAGTCTAATACGTTCATCCGAATGCCTCTTAGGGTTTATCGGATTCAGATTTATCTGCGAACGTTTTATTATTCTTGTCTCACTTTGTTTCAGTTCCTTCATAATCATGCTCAAACAACAATCGTTCTACCATAGGGTATTCCTCTATAATCTTTTTCAAGTCTGCCGGGAAATTACTTCTGAGCCACAAAAGATAGTTCATATCGCTTATATTCGTTCCTGTCGACTGGCTGTTACCGTATTTCTCCGGCTTTATAAGACTTTTCTTTTCGATATAGTTCAGAATATCAACATTCTTGTAAGCTGATAGGGGATAACATTTCTTTTGCGCTTCATTGATAGCTTCATCTTTGTACGTCCTTAGCATCAACCGTCTGTTCATTGAGTCGGATTGTTTGAACCCGAAAAATGCCCAGTCTATATGATATTTTTCTCTGACTATCTCTGTAAGCTGCGCCATACTGTACTGCCTCTGCTTTTCGTTCTTTATACAACCCATGTAACCACTCTTACGATATGAATATACCGCAAAGTGAGGCACTTGTATGAACTTCACATTACCATATTTCTTGCAGGTGTAGTTGATGTATCTGTTAATATGCTGCAAGTCCTTGACTACATACATGTAAACACATACTATCTCTTTGAAATAGGGGTGCATAAGATCTAAAAGGGCTATACTGTCCTTACCCGATGCTGAGTGAAACAATATAACCCTATCTGTCAGCTCTGAGACTTGTTTAATTATGCTTATAGCCTTCTTCATGATTAAACAACTCTACCGCCAACTGCTCTGTTGATTCTCGCTCTCTGAGCAGCGTTTGTGCCCATTGATTGAAAACGTCCAGCTTCATAATCAGCTCTTGTTCGGTACGTTCTACCGTCTGAAGCTGTTGCATAAACTTCTGCCATAATCACTTTTTTTTAAGTTACACAATCTTTTACCTATATGCAGACAAAGCCGCATAAAGCGGCTTGACCTTTTTTATTTCAATCCATCATGATTGATTATTTCACAAATATGCAAGTAGTAGAATAACGGCGTTTCTTCGGGTGGATTCTTCTTGAACTCTTCTAACTGCTCATCAAACTCATGAAAGCCAAATTCTTCTTGCATGAACTTTATACCTTCTTCAGTAACCTCGCCAATACCGATTTCATCTATCGCCACATCAAGAAACCACGGGGCACCTGTGCTATAAAAATGAATTGCTTCTATATCAGTACGCAGAATAGGCTGGCACTCATTTTCACGTCCTTCTTTTCTCAATCTCTCGTTTTCTTCAAGTTGCTTGAAATTTGTAAACATCTTTTCGTATTTAGAACTTAGCTTACGAGCTTCTATAACTTTCTTGCCATTGAGAATATCCAAAGCATTAGCCTTCGTCATTATCAGCGAGTAGGCTTCTACTTCTTGGCCATTATATTTGATTGTTTTCATTTGATTATTAATATTTTACTATTCAAAAATAGTATATACTTACCTCAAAACAGAATAAATTGCTAGTACATACGAAACAATATGCCAATTGTTTCATTTTATACACACGCCAACTTAATGACGTGTGTATGAACGGTTTTTAAGCTGCCGATTTACTGTTTACTAAATCAAGTATAAACTTTCTACCAAGTTGCGTCCAACACAAGTATTGCTTTGCAACCTGCATACCAGTGGTATCACTTGTATAGGTGTGTGTCCTGTACTTGTCATAACCTAATCCCCTGTATTTGGCATAAAGCATGTAAACCCCATTCTGGTTGTACAATACGCCTAAATCTTTTAATATCTTGTACAGCTTTTTGGCACTCATGCCAAGTTCGTTGGCTATGATATTTGTTGTTATCAATCCTTCGCTTTGAAGGACATTGTCGAAGTAGGCAGCTTTTGGCGCCATCAGTCTGTTCTGTTCTTCTACCAGATTCTTTTCGGTTTCAAGTACAGATATTCGTTCTTTCTGCCTTTCGATGGTTGAGTTTGCTAACAGGATGGCTTTTGCCATGATTTCTTCTGGCGTATCATCCGATTTTACTGCCATATAACCGCCTTTAGTTCGGATTTCTTTCAGTATGGCTTTTACGCCTTTCTTGAACTGTTTGGCTATTGGCTTGCGGCTTTGCATCAGGACTTCATATAAACCGCTCTCTGTCAGCATCCAGACTTGACGGTTCTGACCTGACCGGAATAATGTTCCGACCAGCCTTTCATCTTCGTCTACTGTATTTACGAGTTTATTAAGGCTGCTTACATCGTATTCAATCCACTCTGCTACATCTTTAGCAAGAAACAACGGATTCTCTGCATTGCCGTAAACGGTAAGTTCTTTACCTAATAAAGTTGTTCTCTGTAAAACCTGTATCTCATTCATATTTTTTGAATTTAAGTTACCAATCTGACTCTTTACACACTCTGTCAATTCTTTATTGTTTGCGAAATACATCAAAGCTATCCCGATTTCTAGATACTGGCCGAAATACATGATTTCTCTTAGTTTCAATCCGTTTTCGGCTGCATACGTTTTTATTTGCAACATGTTCTTTGATTTCCATTCGCTTATGCTTATCCCGACATCAGAATTAAGCCCCTTGCAAGAAATATATATCCTGCCATTGTAGGTACAATAAGAAATTTGCTTATCTTTGTACCGTATGAATTGGGATTCATTTATGGTTTCTTTGTTCATACGCTGTAAAACCTGAATTAAACATATCCTCATTGATGGCCGGTCAATTCATCAATGAGGATTTTATTTTGACCGTAGTAGCAAGCTGGGATTTGAACCCATGCACACCTGAATGTCTTGCCTTGACCTGTCACGCCTGACATATAAAAAGGCAAATCTTAAAAGAGGTCTAAAGTGGCAGTTTACCCCTTGAAAGAAATGCCTTGAATATCTTTGCAGCGCAACTGCCACGAAGCGCATTTCATTCTATGGCAAAATTACCAACCGCCAAATGTTTATCCTAAAAATTGCCGTAATCAGAACAAACATTTGCTGATTGTTTCAAAATAATCGTGTGAGGGATTTACATTGCAGTTTTCATCATGTTTGGATTAAAGCCTTGCATAAGATTACCTTCGCAGTCAAAAAAGGTGTCTTCTCGTAGCAGACTACCAATAAGTTCATTTGCAAGCCTAAATATCGGGTAAACTTCATCATTAGAGTCTATCATGCCATCTTTACAACATTTCTTTTCACTCAGAGAACGCAACAGCCAAAGTGTTTTCATGTAATACTGGTATTTTTCGGGGTTGTTGAACATTCGTTTTAATAACATAATGTTTGATTCAGTTATTACTGTTTCTTGTTTGTTAGTAAATGTTATCTTGTGCAATTCAGGATTAAAGTCTATAATTCTCATAAGTCATATTCTTTTAAATGTTAATACTAAGCTATCTTTATAAGGTTGCATTTTTTGAAACAACGCCATTCTTCTTTTTCACAATCGAAATACACCTGGCAGTTATCTGCTGTTTTCTTTGTACCCTTTGTCTCTGGTATTCTGCCACTCATTAAAGTACCGAAAGCCTGACGCAGTGTGCCGTCTGTTTTCTTGAAATAGAACTCAACCACCTTCTTATGAAGCAATGCACGAAGTTTGATATTAGTCCAAGCGCATTTCAATGCTTCACTCATTGAATAACCGTTCTTGCGTACAAATGACCAAGCAAGGTTCATAATCTCTTTTAATAGGTTTCTCTTTTCTGTTGCCATAGTTCTTATATTTATTAGTTCTTTAAATGCTGTTTAAATTTTATGCTGCAAATATAATTGATATTTAAATTATAGAACAAGCTTTCATAGTTAATAAAATCTAAATATAAAATTGATATTTAAATTATTTGCTTATTATTTAAATAGTAGATATTTTTGTGCTATAAAACTAAATTTAAATGAGAATTAAAGAATTGTTGCGAGAAAAAGGAATTACCGCAAAAGAACTGGCTTCTAAAATCGGTATGACTGAAACTGGGTTAAGTATCGCTATGGGAGATAATGGAAACCCACCATTAAAGAGATTAGAACAGATTGCCACCGCTTTAGGTGTGCCAGTAACAGAACTCTTTGATAAACCCAAAGAGGGAGTTATACACTGTCCTCACTGCGGTAAGGAGATAAAATTGAATCCGAATGTTTAATTTTAAATTTAGAATTATGAGAAAAATACTATTTATTTTATTGCCCACGTTTTTACTTGTGGGCTGTAAATCTCGCGAAGAAAAGGTAGCAGAACTTATAAAACAAGAAATGTTCAAAACCCTTTATGATTTTGAGAGTTATGAACCTGTTGAAACTAAAATAGATAGTGCATTTACATCTATATATACAGATTCAGTAATCAAATCTTATGCTTATATAGCACGCTCATTTCTCGATGACGTACAAGAAGGACTTGATAAAGTAAAAGATGCGCAAAGAACAGCAGAAATATGGAGAGATAGCTATTCATCTTATGGGAGGGGCAAGTATGAAGAAGCATACAATGAAATGAGAGAACATTTAGATGAAGTTAAATCAAAAATGAGTATTGTAAATGGTTATACAGATTCAATAAGAAATGCTTCTGTTGGCTTTAAACCTGAATTTTGCGGATGGAGGGTTAAACATAGATTTAGATGTAAAACCAAAGGTGGTAATTTTGATTTAGGCGATTATATTTATATTGTTGATAAAAGAGTAACTAAAATTATATATAAAGAAGACCCTGATGATGAATATACTAAAAAAGTAAATGGGTTAATTGAAGAAGCTGTTAGTTCAAAAAATGAACAGGAAGAAACTGATAGTGTTAGTGGTGCAACATCAAATATTTAAACACGATTATTCCAGCCCCGTTCCTTATGGTTCGGGGCTTTATCCTCTAAGAATCAAAATAGAGAAAGGAAAATAACCATGACAACAAACGAAATAGACAAATTAAGCCTTGAAAAAGCCCATGCCTTATTTGAAACAGGTGATATAGATAAAATTGGAGTAGGAACGGTGAAAGGATTGTGCGAGATTCACCGCTACTTGTTCGATGGCTTGTATGACTTTGCCGGAAAGGTACGTACATTGAACATCGCCAAAGGAAACTTCCGTTTTGCCAACTGCTTGTATCTTGATGCAATTCTCCCGGTTATAGAGAAGATGCCGGAAACGACATTTGATGAAATCATTGCCAAATATGTGGAAATGAATATCGCCCATCCATTTATGGAAGGCAACGGGCGAGCCACCCGTATTTGGCTGGATATGATATTGAAAAAACGTCTGAAAAAAGTAATAGACTGGCGCAATGTGGATAAAAACCTGTATCTACAAGCTATGGAACGCAGCCCTATAAATGATTTGGAACTCCGGGTATTGTTGCAACAGGCATTAACAGACCAAGTAGATGACCGTGAAGTAATATTCAAGGGGATTACTCAATCTTACTATTATGAGGGATATGAAGCATAAAACTAAAGCCGGAAGCATAACGCTCCGGCTTTTCTACTTTTGTAATATTTTATCCAGCATTAGCAAAGACCTTTGGATAGTTCCTTTTCTGGTATTGAATTCTCAGATACCCAATAAGGCTTTCATAGTCGGTCAAGAAACCTTCATTGACCAAATCAGCAATCTTCTTTTCAAGCTGCCACAATTCACGTTGTTTTTGTTCCTCACCATGCTTATTACGTAGCATCTTTTCATGACTGTTGAAGATAACCCAGTTCAAGGCTTCACCGACCTTCTGCATGGCTTTAGGCATAAAGTCTTTGGGAACGATTTTCATGATGGCAGAAGAGAGTTCCCTATAAGCGTCCCCAGCATCATTCCGGTAACGAATCATTTGGTCAGAAACGAATTTGATTACATCATATTTGAATGACGCATTTAGCCACATAGCCAAATCAATGAACAATACAGGATGAACCCAGGTTCCACCGCATTTACCACGTGAACTTAAATAGGGAGAATTTTGCCCATTTAGATTTTCTTTTTCAACGATGGTAGCGATTAATTCCTTGGTTGATTCATTTTCAAAGTATTTCTTCAATTCTTTGTTTGAGGAGTTTCGTTCGTTCCATAACTTTACAAGCCTGGTAGCATTGAAATAGCCGTCAACAGTGCGTTGAATAACTTCTAAATTCCCCATTTGCCTTACCATTTCTTGATTTGTTTTCATGTCTCAGTGAATCTTAGATTAAAAAATTACCCCACCAAAGGCAAGCTCCTCACTTCTTACCGATGGCAGGGTTTATACTTTTCAGCCGTGAGGATAGCTGTTATTATCTCTTTGAGACAAAGTTACCAACATGGTGATTTTTAGCCTAAGATTGCTTAAACCAAGAACAAACAATTGGCAATATGTTTCATAAAAATACCCCGAGCCATTCGGAACGGGGTTACTTGATTAGTCCTTTGGATTTCAATCTTTCTACGATTTGGCAGTAAAGGTACTCTATATCCTGCCGGAAATCCTTATACTGCTGGTAGATAAAGGAAACATCAGCGATATTGTTTGATATTACACACGGGGAAACATCCGGGAACACGCCGGAAATTTCTGCCCGGATACCGTTCGGTAGCCGTCCGCCGGCAAGCACACTAGGGGCGAACAAGAACAACACAATGAAGAGGAACTTCTTTCGCTGGGTAACACTTTCAGGATTGGGCGGACAATCTGCCCCGGAAAGTATCTCTCTGAACCACTCATAAATCTCCGGGATGAGAGAAAAATCAGTCAGGATGGGGGAGGATAACTCCTGCTCGCGTTCTGATAATCTTGATTTCTGTTCACGTATTGATTTCAACTCCACGATTGATGAAAATTCTTTTGTCATAGCACGATTTATTTAGTTGGAAATTCTTATATTTGCATCATAATCGTGTGGGGGAGTTGGCTTCTAATCGTGTGGGCTGGCTCCCTTTTTTATTTTATGCCAAGTGATATGCGTTCAGGATGGCGAAAGCGTAGATAATGACCGTAACAAGACTGTCCAGGAATACCTTCCATGCTCCCAACTTTTGGATCTGACTGAAACTCATGCCCAGGACAACAAGGAAACATATCCACTGGCTTGAAAACAATCCCATCCCCAGCAATAAAAGTCCGATAGTATCCATGAATAATGCAACATGAAGCCACGGATGCGCCATCAGATACCATCTTCTTGCTGTCTTATCCAGCTTCTGAAAGACTTTTACATGTCGGTATATGGATTTACATTTGAGCAGCTTCACAAGCTCGTACAGGGCTTGTATGATGATTAAGGCGTAGAATGCGTGTTTCATGGTCAGTAGTTTTTATATCCGTGCTTATACGGACGAAGTTCATTATATTTCATCTTCTGCTTTATGTGCCAGAAGATGTCGATATTTCTATCGCGGCAGAAAGCGAATATCTCATTCAGGAGGATATATAGTTCATCCCGGTAGAAGTTGTCGGTGACATAGACACAGATTCTAAACATGGACTCCGTGAAGGTCATATCAGAATAATCTTCCGTATCGCTTCCTTCGTAGTCGAAGCTATCCAAATCACACCCTCTCAGTCCGGCCAAATCAAGCAGACGAATACAGGCATCGGCAAGTTCTTCCTCGACAGTCCCTTTGATAAATGCCTCAAAGTCTTCCATGAATCTCCTTTTCCTAGTTTCTTCAGTCAATGGAACGCTATTCCCTTGCCATTCTTTGAACATTGCAACTTTCGCATGTTTCCCTTTCCGATCTGCTTCTACCGCTTCCATAAGTTCGGATATGACCAGACAAAGGAAATGTTCGTCACTCAGGTTTTCTTCATGCCATCCGTGGGCTACTGCACACTGGTAGGCTTTATCTCTTAATTTGTTTAAGTTCATAATTTTCTATATTTATGACATTTTGACATCGTTTCTATGGCACACATATTGTATGCCCATAATAAAATTTGATTATATCTATATGAATGAATTTGATTCTTATAAGAATGATTTTGGTTTTGAAATAGGCTCTGGGTTCTCAGGAAACTCTGATTACATGAAGGCTCTGGATGAGAAGAAAAGACGTGCTCTCATGGAAGAGCAATACAACTTTCTTCAAATTCAGAAGTCAGAAATTCTCACTCAACAGAAATATCGTGAGTTGCATCAGAAGGAAATACTTGCTCAACAGAAATACCGCGAAGAGCAACGTAAAGGGGCCAACCTTGAAAAATGGCTTCTTATAGTCAATACTTTTATTGCCATCGCAGCATTATTGGTATCCATATTCAAATAAAATACCCGATAACCGCCACAAAGCAGTTACCGGGTATTCACAAAGCACTGACAAGGGCTGTCAGTAAGTTATAAACTCCATATCATCCACCATTTTCGCTTCTTTGCGTATTCAAGTTCTCTCTTCAAATCCTTACAAAGGTCTATCTCTTTTCCCCATTGAGTGTGATAAAATGTCGCATCATCCTTAAGCTTGTTTACTTCTTTTTTAAGTTCCTCGTTCTCCTTTTCAAGCCCGGCTATAATATGGCTTTTCAGTTTCAAATCACCCAACAGTCTTTCTGCCCTTTCAAAGTTCCTTCGGCTGTCTTTTATCAGCATCACCATGTAAGTATCACGGCTGAATAGCCTTCCCGTTTGATGTCTTTTGTGTTTCATACTCATAACTCATACTCCCAAAAACTAAGTTTTCCTTTCACATTCATAATCGGCTTATCAAATAATACCGCATCCTTCAGTACCCAGTTCCAGCAACCTTTCTCAGCCCAAACGGACGGATGATTCAGTACGCAGTCGGCTATTACCACACTGCCGATGATAGCACCTTCTGGAAGTTCCTTTGATTCTAGTATAGAGCATATCTTTGAATTAATAAAAAGCCTTTTAGGTATGAAATAATCTTTTGTCCTAACCTTACTCGCATGTATCAGTATCTTCTGTCCGATGTACTTCTGAGGACACTTCCATGTCCGGTTCTCAATGTCTTTGATACCGTGAGCGATTAGACTCGCCCACGGCTGTTTGATGGATATTGCTTTCATTTCTTATCCTCTAATAATTCAGGGTTATCAAAAATGTTACCGATTACTATAAAACTATCTTCACGCAGCCACTCTCCTAAAGGTTTAACTCCTAAACATTTATTATCAATCGAAATACACCATGCGCCAAGATTTATATTCCAGTCAACAAGACAATTATATTTGTTTTCCTTACATTGAAGTTGAATAATGTCACCCTCGTAAATATCATTTCCATTCTTGTCATGCAATCCAGTAAACTGGCCGATAGTGTCAATATCTACAATACAATCTCCATTACCGTCATATATACACATAACTTTTTTATTTAAAATATTAGCATAAGATAAATAGCCGTATATCCAACCTATTTTGTTTTTCGCTCTGAATTTAATTTCTATGTTCATAATTATTCCTCCGTATTAGGTATTAAGTCTTTAATGTATGCCCATCGTTTAAATGGGTACTGATTCATAATGCGTTTCAAATCCTTTTCATCTTTTGCGGTAAAGTCAAACCAGTCTTCGTTTACAACGTGCCTGTTGTACTCTGGTAATTCTTTGTCAACATCATGCCACACGCTGTTGATGCGCCAGTCTGCGCCATCTATGAAACCGTGTTCAAAATATGAACCATATTCAGGGTTGAGATTATATTCATCAATAGTACGCTTTGCTGCTTTTTCAATATCTTCTCTTTTCATAGTTTTTCCTTTCCACCTACCCCAGCAGCCACCACATGACTGCCAGGAACAGGTAATACAATTTCGTTTTCACTTATTAATTACTATTGCTATAGTTTTAGTTCCAGTTCCGCTTTCCTTGAAAGTGCCTTCTTTAATCTCGAATTTCTTCCCTCCATTATCCTCCAGCCATTGTCTAAAATCCTTACACTCAGATTCACTTCCAAATTCCCAGTGAGGACCAGTTATTGCAGCCAGGACACCGCCGGGATTTAAACACTCATACATACGCCTTACATGCCGAATGTCCTGGTTTTTACTAAATGGTGGATTTGCTATAATCTTATCATACTGTGCAACATCACACTTCGTGAAGTCATCTCCAAGAATACATATATTATCCTTTTTCGATAGAATCTCCTTATTCTCCGGCATAAGTTCATAGCAATCTACAATTACGTCCGGACAGCTTCGATGAATCGCATCTATGATAGCACCAGTACCAGCACTGGGTTCCAGAATCTTTTCATCTTCATGCACGCCACCGGCCAACATAACAAGCCAGTCGGCTACTTCTGGAGGTGTTGCAAAAAACTGGAAGTCCTGCTGAAGGTTACACCTCTTACCCTTGTGTAGTATTGAGAAAACTCTCTCAGCATTAAATGGAAATGTAAATCCCTGTACCTTACCGCCCATCCAACTACCTCCGGCTTCTTCAATCCATTTCTTTGCTTCAGCATAGGACTTCTTATTAAATTGTACTTGAGGAAGTTTTAAAATATTGTCCTCAAGCGTGCAGTGCATGAGGATTTCCTCCACACTCCATTTACTTCCCGAATCATCTTTATTGCGCTTGTTGTTCTGCTCCAGTTCGTCACACCCCAACAGACGGTTCAACGACTTCTGCACTTTCACACTTATTTCTGCCATCCTTGACATCCATTGCAGGATTGCAGTCATAAACTCCAAATCCACATGTCCGGTCTCATCGTAAATGTTTTCCCGGTCTATCAA